CGCGGGCGCCGACGCGGGGCGAGCGGGCATGTTGCCAGTCCGATTTCCGCTGCATTTCATCATAGGGCAGGGTTCCGATTTCGAACAGGAACATGCCCAGCGCCATCAAGTGCATATGCGCTTCCCCTTAATCGTCGCCAAAGCCGCGCCCGCGCCGCTCGCGCTCGATCTGCTCGATCGCTTCGCGGACCTGTTCGGCGATGTCCTGTCCCTGCGCGCCGCCGGTGACAGTGACCTGAATGGTATAATGGTTCTGCACAGCAGCGGGCGCGGCTTTCCCCGCGCCGCCGGGGGCTTGCGCCGCTGCGGGCGACGCGCCGGCCATGGCGGTGCCTACTGCGCCGACGCTGAGCGCACGGGTCATCTGCCCTGACAGGTCGCTGATCCGCGACAGTGGCCCGGACGTATTGGCAGCCAGCCCCTGATCCAGACCGGCCATGACGAAGCCGCCCAGCCCGGCGAAGACGCGGGACGGCGAATGGATGCCCAGCTTCGCCTTGAACCAGTTGGCGACCGAACTGGCGGCGCCGACGATAGTGTTTTTCAGCGCGCCGAGCATGCCGGTCACGCCGTTGATCAGCCCTTGGATCAGGTTCCGGCCGATCTCGGTAAAATTGAGCGACCGGAGATACGCCAGCGCAGGCATGAATGCGCTGATCAGCAGGCCGAGGGGGGTGAATTTCAGGAAGGCGTCAATCAGGAAGTCGACCGCGCCTCGCGTCATCACCTTAATGTCCATCCACAGACGGGCGAACCAATTCATGATCCCGCCCCAATTGTCATAGATCAGATAGGCCGCTGCGGCGACGGCAGCGATGGCCGCGACGATCAGCAGCAATGGCCCCAGCGCGATCCCCAGCGGCGCTGCTGCGGCGGTGAGGGCGGCGAACGCCAGTGCAAGGCCGCCGAGCAGGATCAGGAGCGCGGCTCCCACGCCCATGAACATCATAATTCCCTTGGCGAGAACAGGATGCTCCTTCGCCCAGTCTCGCACCGCGACAGCCGCCGCGCTGACATAGCCCGACACCTCGACGATCGTGGGGAGCAGAAACTGGCCCATGGTGATGTTGAGCGCGGACAGGGCATTGCCTGCCAATCCGGTCGCGCCTTCCGTGGTCGCGATGGCCGACAGAAATTCCCTGTTCATCGACCCGGCATATTTGCTGCGGTCGCCGACCATGGCGAAGTTGGTCTTCAACTGATCGAGGCTGGTCAGCATCGGCGCGATCGCCGCGACGCTTTCCGACCCAAACAATTCGGTCAGCATGCCAGCCTGCGCCTCTTTCGGCAGTTTCTGGATGCGTTCAAGGACATTGGTGATCGCGCCGCCCGCGTCCTTCTGCATGTCCTTCGACATCTGCACGGCGTCCAGCCCCAGCGCCTTGAAGGCCGCCTGCTGCGATTTCGTGGCCGACGTGCCCTTGGTCAGCGCCAGCATCATGTTCTTGATCCCGGTCGCGCCGACTTCCGATTCCACGCCGACGCTGGACAGGACTTGGCTCATCGCTGCGATCTTGGATGCCGCGAGGCCGCCCACCTTGCCCAGCGGGCCGATGCGCGTCACCATTTCGGTGACGGCCCCGACATTGCCGCCGTAGCTGTTAGTCAGGGCGTTGATCTGGTCGGCCAGCCCGACGACGCCATCCTGCGTCAGGCCGAAGGCGGTGCGCCATTTCGCCATGCTTTCACCGGCCTGTTCGGCGGTGCTGTCGAACGCCACGCCCATTTTTGCCGCATCTTCGGCGAAGCGCATCAGTTCCTCACGCGGGACATTGGCGCGGCCAGCGGCGGCAACGATCTGGGCGATGCCGTCCGCCGCCATCGGAATGCGGGTGCTCATCTCCAATATGTCGTCGGACATTTTGTTGAAGGCTTCGGGCGTCGGGAAGTCGACCACCTTGCGGACGTCGGCCATGGCGCTTTCCAGCGACATGGCCTGCTTGGTAGCTATGACGATCGGCGCACCGGCGGCGGTGCCAGCGGCGACCATGCCCAGGCCCATGCCGGTTGCCTTCTGGCTGACCGCGTTCAGCTTTTCCGAATTGCGATTGGCCTTCGCCACCTTCTCCAGCTGGGCGGTCTGCTGGCGCAGCGCCTGATTGGCTTCGGCGGTGCTGTGGGCGAGCCGATCCTCATGGGCGGCGAGATTGCCGACATCGACCCCGGCGGCGGACAGTTTGCCCGCCAGCTGCTGCAATTCCGCGCCGCCGCTATCGATGCGCGTGTTCAGCGCGGCGGCCTGTTTTTCCGTGCGAGCGAACTCGTCGCGCAGCTTCTTGGTGGGCTTTTCCGTTGCCTCCAACTGTTCGCGCAGGGCGGCCAGCCTGACCTGCGTTTCCTGATATTTGCGCGTGTCATCGGCGAAGCGGGTTTCCGCCGCCTTATAGCTGCCGACCTGCTTTTGCAGCGCGCCGAGCGCCTTCAATTCATCCTGCGTCTTCGCCAGATCGCGGCGCGCAGCGGAGGACGCGCCGGTGATGGACTTGAGGGGAGATGTGACCTTGTCCAGCGCCTCAAGGATGATCTGGAGCCGAAGATTCTTGTCCGCCATTATTGCTTTCCGGGCTTTTCAGGGGGTCTGGATCGTCGGGCGGCCTGTTCGCGCCAGCCCATCAGGTCGGACAGGTCCATCCCGTCCATGTCGGCGGGCGACCAATGGAAGATGATCGCCACGTCCGCCATCGCGTCATCTACTGATCGAGGACAGCCGCACGCTGCGACTTCTGCAACAAAAAACTGCCGATTTCCGCGCCGCAGGCCAGCAGATCAGCCGGTTCCATGTTGCCGACTTCGGCTTCGGTAAGGGTGGGCATGGAAATGCGGGGCAGCAGCTTGGTCAAGCTGTCCACCTTCAACTGGCCCAGATCGACCAGCGACAGGCCGCGCAGTTCGCCAGAGCGGGGTTTGCGCAGTTTCAGTTCGTCGATGGTGGTCTCGCCGCGCTGGATCGGCCCGTCGAGGGTGACGGTGCGGAACAGGGGATCGGTCGGTTCGCTCATGATTTTCTCTCAGGTTTTTGGGGAAGGCGGCCCGACGATGTGCGCCGGGCCGTTGGCAATTAGAACATGCCGAGGGCGGCGCGCAGTTCGGCGGTACGATCGACGCCGCCCACGATCTCGATCATATTGAGAAAGTCGATCTCGATTTCCGTCCGCCCGTTCCAGACCAGCTTGTAATAGGCCAGCGCCATGGTCGCCGCGAACTCGCCGGGTTCGCCGACTTCCTGATCGCCGGGATCGATCTCCGAATATCGCCCGCGAGTGATTACCTCGACCGTGTCGATCGCGCTGCTGTCGTCCTGCTGATATGCACCGACGAAACGGATATAGACGCCGTCCACGGTGGGGACGCCCCATTGGCGCAGGACGTCGCGCACCGGGCCGCCGAAGGTCAGGCCGAGTTCCATGGCCTCCATGCCCATGTCCATCTGCAGCGGGCCATTCATGCCGCCGCCGCGATGTTCCTCCAGCTTGCGCTTGAGGGGCGGCAGCTTCACGGTCTTAACCTCGCCGCCATAGCCGTTGCCTTCGTTGAAAACATTCATGTTCTTGAGGGTGCGGGGCAATCCCATCGCAGGCTCCTATATGATCAGGGGATGAAAAGGGGCGGTGTCAGGCTTCGGCCAGCTGGCTCGCGAAGTCGGCGAAATAGCTGTCGGTGATGCGCTGGTTGAAGCCGAGGTCTTCCAGCGGGGGCGGCACGGTATAGTCATAGTCGATGCGCAGCTTGCCCGCCTTGAGGCTGTCCACGCTGTTGTTCGCTTCATCGAACCAGCAGTTGAACCCCAGGACGATGCCCTGCGCCTTCAACTGGCGACCGAAACCGTTGATCGTTTCGATGATGTCCTTTGCCAGCGCCGGGGTCAGAGGCTTGTCGATGGCCCACATCATGCCCTTGACGATGGTGTCGGTCAGCAGCTGGGCGACGCGCACGGTGCTTTCGAAGACGAAGGGGCTGTTCGCTTCCGCCGTGGTGCGGTTGCCCCAGAAGCGGAAGCCGCTGTCGGTGCGGACCAGCGCCGTAATTTCCTTGGCATTGAGCACGCCCGCGTCGCTCGCCTGATCTTCGATATCCCAATGAATATCCTTGGTCAGCCCGACCACGCCTTCCACCGCCACATTGGACAGCGTCTTGTGCGGCCCGGTCTGGGTGTCGATCAGGGCGCGCAGCCCCATGGCGCGGGCGGCGGCAAAGCTGGTGATGTTGGTGCCGCTGGCCGTGTCCCAGCTCAGGAAATCGGGCATCAGCAGCATCAGCTCGCGGGCGCTGAAATTGGCGCGGTAAAGGATGGCGTCGGCCACAGTGTCGCCGATGGCACGGGCATAGCCGAAGCCGCGCAGCTTCTTTGCGACGACGCCAAGCGCGGCGGTGATGGCCTGCGTTTCAAGACCGGGTGCGCCAAGGATCTTCGGCTTGACGCCCAACTGCCCTTCGGCGGCCAGCAGCGCCTGCATGCCTGTCTTCTGCCCACCGGCGGTGGTCGTACCGATGACATTGCTGGCGGTTTCGGCGTCGTCATCGCCTTCCTCGACGCGCACCACGACGATGACGGGGCGGG